GTTGGGTCTGCGATTGCCGCTGCGAGCCTGACGTATTCGGTCTGAACAGCAGCGCTGTCATTACCGTAAAAACGCAAATTGGCAATGTCGTCCGACGCCGCAGGGGACGCGCTGTTTTTCAAAAAATTGATGTTCATACCGTTCGTGCCGGAATCGGTATCAACAAAATATGCGTTTGTAAGTCCGGTGGACCGCGAGGTGAACGAATACCCGGCAACAGCCACGCCACCAGTAGCGAGAGTGGTAAATTCACCAGTCGAGGGTGTGGTAGCGCCTATCGTAGTGCTATTAATCGTCCCCGCAGTGAACGGATACCCCGCAATATTACCGCTGGCGTCTTCGTAGACCGCTTTACTGGCTGGATAGACGCAGAAGACGTTGGACGTACCGGCGAGGGTGATGGCCGCGCCAGCGGCGGATGACGCTAGGATAGTGGTGCGGGCAAGCGTAGTGCCGGAAGCGGTGTAAGTCCCAATCCCGACTTCCCAGTTGGCCCCACTGGTGACGCAGTAATACGTCGTGTTGGCATTGCCAATTGTTGCAAAAGACTGAAACCCGGACACCGCGCCTGCGAGCGTAATAGTGCCCGTGCCAGTAGTGGTAGTGGTCTCCTGTACGCGATCTGCAACAACTAGCGCCATGGTTAGTTGTCTATCTGGACGCTAAGCGCCGCCGCAGGAAACGTCGGCGCCGCGTCGCCGTTGTTGACCGTTTTAGATGTCGTCAACGTGCCATAGATCAGCAGATTGCCCCCGGTCGCAGCATCAAAAATCCCAAAAGACGTGATGGTGCCCCAATTGGCTGTCGGGACCGGAAACGTCACAGACCCATTATTGCTGGTAGTCCCGGATGTCCCTGACGAAACGGTAGTCGACGCTGCAGCTTGCGTCCCCGCCCAATTGGAAAGGCTCGACGTAATGGCGACGCGAGCATACGAGCCCCCAGACACCTCGGTGCCGCCGCCTGCGTCTGAAGGGGCCGAGGTATAGAGCCCGGCATACAGCGTGGCCGGGCCAGTCCCGGCCGCTGCGGATGCCCCCGTAATGCCGATTGCTTGGGCGCGAAACAGCCAGTCGATCAACTTGTTTTCGAGAAAATTGGAAAAAGCGGCCATGTTGTCCCTCTACTAAGACTGTGTAATCGTGACGGCGCCGGCACGGATCAATAGCACGTCGTTCGTGAAAACTGTCCGCGCGACTGCTATGTCTCCCCATACCAACAAATTACCGGATGAAAGCGAATCGAAAATCCCAAAGCCAACAACGGTGCCCCATGCACTTCCCGCTGCGGCGAATGCTATGTCGGAGACGTTGCTAGCAGCGGACCCCGTCGCAGAAAACGTAATCGGGCGTCGAGCGTAATTAGTTCCGGTGAGCTCTACACCGCCACCGGAATCTGTCGGCAACGTGCTGTAGGCGGCGACATAAAGCGTGCCTGCTGGCGTGTAGGGAACGCCACAGAAAACATGCTGCACCACTGCGTTCTCAAGATAATCGGTGTAGGAGCCGGCCATCAGTAGGACCTCGACCGAATCTTAACAACGCCGCCGCTAAACTCCTGCCGGGAGTTGGCCAGCACCAGACTATCCATCGCAGCGCCCAACAGGCCGCGCCACGTTTCGATGCGGCCGTCATCGCGCAGGTATGGCGCGCTTGCGATGAGCGACGCCCACAGATAGATGTCCGGGTGCGCGGTCAGTAGCCAATTGGTCGTGTTGGACTCGGATAGGGTCGGCGTTTTGCCGTAGTAGATCATCTCCGCGGTCTGCGCGGAGTCTGGCGCCGGCAGCACCTCCATCGAGGCGCCGACGACAGAAAAATATCGGGGCGTGCCGCTGGTCGGGTAACCTTGGCTCTTTTTGAGCTGCATCTCTTCCTGCGTCAGGAATTGCAGCTTAGTGACCGGGCTGGTGCGCAGGTACAGCGTCGTCATCTCGAGGTAATCGAGCGGCAGCGTGGTGTACTGCGAGTCGATTGTGGCGTCCGCGCGGACGACCATTGGGCGGATTCGCATGTCGCGGTTTAGTCCGGCTTCGGCGAGCTGGATAAACGTCGGGATCTGATCGGTGAGGTCGGTCCGGTTAAGCCAGTCCGCTACCGCGGCTTTAAGGGTCGCGTAGTTGGTGATCACACGCGGCCCCGCCAAATCCGGAAGCAGTCGTTTTGCGGGTCATTTAACCAGCGCTTCACCGCGGCCGGGTCGTTCCAGCTACCGTCGCGCATCATCTGCTCGACGATCACCATCGGGATTTCGGCCACGGGTTTCATCTCAGAATCCCATTTACCGTGGTCCTGACGAGCTCGCGCGAAGTCGATGATCGGCGCTACATCCTGCTGCGAAACGTGGACCACGCGGCCGTCCTCGTGCGCGTCGCTGACCAGCGTTTTTGCGGTTGTCGCTGTCGTTTCGAGTACCGTTTTCATGTGCCCCCCATAAAGGCTCGGGGGCGTTGCCGCCCCCTTGCCATCACCAGTCTTAGGTCGTGGTCAGGTCCGCGATCACACCGTGCGCCGCTTCGTTGCGCATTTCGAGACCGTACTCCACCACGATCATTTCCGTTTCCGCGTCGCCGATTTTAGCAATCGGGGTGCGCTGGAAGTTGCGGAAGTAGCCCACCGCCGCGTAGCTCGGGTCGAGCAAAAACGCGGTGCGCTCACGCTGCCAGCGGTTGGGGACCACTTTGAGGTCACCAAAGTCGGAAGCGTAAATCGTCGCGGACTGCAAGATGGTGCTCGGGGACACAACCTGCTGCGAAGTGCTGCGGCCGGTAAATGCCGAGACCTTCATCTTGTTGACCGGGCCAACCATCAGCAGCGTGGGCTCCGCGCCGTTGATGTAGCAGGTCTGCAAATTGCCTTTGAGCAGCGTCTCGTCCAGCGCACGCTGGGTGCCGTCCGTCGCGGCCGTGGAGGTGGACCCGCTGGCACCACCGACGCCGCGGCTAGCGTTGGTCGACAGCCACGATTCAATCGCGCGCGTGAGGCGGGCCGTGGTCGTGTTGCCGGAGTTAGACGCCTGATTTGCAAGCAGGGACTTCTCCATGTCGCGCTTGAGCGCTTTGCTTGAGAGCGCCATCTGGTGCGCCATTTCGCTGTTGCGGCCGGCGCTGTTCATCGACTGCTGCGAGCCGGTGACGGTAGCGTCGCGCTTCTGGATCTGGCAGATGTTAGAGGCGCGAACGGTAGCGGTGGCGGCGCTGCGGCTCAATTCAAAACCTTCCAGCTCGGCCGTGGTGGAGACGGCGGGCAGGTTTTCAGTCTGCCAATCGAAAGTCACGTTGGAGACATTGCGGCGACCGACAGCCGTAACGAACGGGGTGTCGGTCGGGTCAATGTTGTAGATCATGTCCGAGAGGTCCTCGCGGTTCCCCTTGGCGGTGTAGGTCGGAAAAGCATTCGTGACGATAGCCATTTTAATTACCTCGAAAGTAGAGCTTCAAAAGCGCTCGCGGCATCGCGGACGCTCCCAGTTTTTGCAAGACGCTGTTTCGCGCGCGTCAAATCGCTCACCGACTTCGGCACGGTATTCGCCGCCCCGGGGCGCAGCACGGGCGCAGCTTGGCGCTGCACCGGCTTCACCTGTCCGGCTCGGTTTTGCAGTTGGTCGAACAGCATGGCTTTGCGCAAGATGGCCAC